ACTTGTTGGCTATGATGGTCGCACCCATAGCTCGCAAGCATTATTTGTGGGTTCAAATCCCACCTGGATGCCCACCTTTCATGGGCTTATTTTTTGCCATAATTTACGCCCGAATGGGCTATAATTTATGGTGTGTGGTGGGCATCAACAAGTTCATAAGTGAATTCACATCTTATTGCTAATGTCCAGAGGTAGCCCAGTTGGCTAAGACCTCATTCGCAGGCGAACTTGTAGACGTACAATGGACCGGTTCAATTCCAGGTGAAAAAAACCGTGGTTAATGCCGACGGGCAGTCTAAATGTGTCTAGCATAAATTATGACAATGCGTCCAGGGGCGGCGAATATGGTGCGGAAGATGGGGGATAAAGCCCTCGACACATTAGACTAATTTTTTGTTAATTTTTATTTTTTAAATCAGAAAAAACAAAAAAATGTGAGCAGCGGTCGAATCTAAAAAGGCGTAGGTTGAGGAAAGCAATTCCGATTAAAAGTCGGGGGCGATAACCAACTCTACAACGGACCTGCGGTTCACATTAAACAGATATAAGTTTTTGAGTGTTGAGAGAAAGTGACATAAAACGCCCCGGATGTGCCTTCTGCAACTGAAACGCCCCGGATGTGCCTTCTGCAACTGAAACGCCCCGGATGTGCCTTCTGCAACTGAAACGCACCCAAAATCACAGCCATTTATGCTTTCCTCACACGAAAACAGCATTTAAAAAAAATTGAAATACTTTTTTAGTTTTGTATGAAAGGTATTTTCCCGAGCCAAACAAACAAACAAACCCGCTGAAAAGCACCAACCAACCAACATCAACAAGCAAAATGGAGACCATCAATAACTTCACCAACGTCACTGGAGAGATCAAGAACCTCGTTCAGGGCTTCAGCCTCGACATCGTCAAGGTCCTCGCTGCCAAGTACAACTTCGATGCCACCGAAGCGATTCGTTTCCTCCACCTCGAGGACGTCTCCAACATTGTACCCAAGACCAAGCGAGGCCGCAAGACGAACGCCGAGAAGGTTGCCGCCACCGAGGACCGCACTCAGGACATCATCGCCGACATGATCACCAAGAGCATTCCTGAGACCGAGGAGGAGAAGGCTGCCAAGGAGGCAGAGAAGGTAAGGAAGGCTGAGGAGAAGAAGGCCAAGGAAGACGCCAAGAACGAGGCTGCTGTTCTCAGGGAACTCGCCAAGCAGGAGCGTGAGGCCAAGAAGGCACAGTCTCCCGAGGAGAAGGAGGCCGAGAAGGCTGCCAAGGAGGCTGAGAAGAAGGCTGAGAAGGAGGCTGAGAAGCTCGCCAAGGAGGCTGAGAAGGCAAAGAAGGCTGACGAGAAGGCAGAGGCGGCACTGATGAAGGAGCTTGCCAAGCAGGAGCGTGAGGCAAAGAAGGCTGCAAAGGAGGTTGAGGAGGTCAAGAAGGTCGAGGAGGTGAAGAAGGTCGAGGAGGTCAAGAAGGTCGAGGAGGTCGAGGTGAAGCCAGTTAAGGAGGTGAAGAAGGTCGAGGAGGTCAAGAAGGTCGAGGAGGTGAAGTCCACCAAGGTCAAGAAGGTCATGAAGGTAAGTGAGGACAAGGCTGCCAAGGAGGCTGAAGAGAAGGCTGCAAAGGCTGCTGCTGCTGAGGCAAAGGCTGCAAAGGCTGCTGCTGAGGCAAAGGCTGCAAAGGAGGCTGAGGAGAAGGCAAAGGCCAAGAAGATCGCACTCGACGAGCTCCAGACTGAGGACGTCTCCGAGGAGGAACTCGAGTCTGAGGTCGAGGAGGAGGATGAGGAGGAAATCGAGGTCAAGGTCTTCACACACAAGATGAAGAAGTATCTCATCGACGAGAAGAGCGGTAAGGTCTACGACGCAAAGACACAGGGACTCATCGGCATCTACAACAAGACCAAGGACATCATCGAGAAGCCCAAGAACATCTTCGACAACGAGGAGGAGAACTGAGAGAAAGAGAGAAACCAATGTAATAGAAATAAACTTGTAATTTGTGAAATAAAGAGAAAACAGTTTTTCTCATTTATTCATATACTCATTTATTCATATATCTACTTTACCATTCATCAACAACCATCTTAACTTTACCATGTGTACATTTAACAGTGCATATTCCACACCCAATACACTGATTTGGCGGAATTACTGCATTTCCTTCAAATGCCTTGCCTTCTCCGACTTTACCCATCCTAACAACAGGGCATTGTGCCAGTATTTTCTTTTTGCAGTCAGAGTCATTGCACTCACACATAGCCACCATTTTTGTCGAAGACATCTTGTTAGTTATTGATTATTGTTATTTTAATTATATTCACTTGAATCAATTTTTTTATTTTTTCTCTCCTCCACTCATTTCCCGTTATCCTACTCATTTCCAGTTATCCTACTCATTTCCGGGTTACATATAGGGTAGATTCAACACAATTCGAGAGAAATTCGGGGGTGAATTAAAATAGATTAGGGTGAATGGTGGGCGGGTGTCTCTGTCAGATTGAACGGAATCCCTGTTAGATCGCACGGAATCCCTGTTAGATCGCACGGAATCTCCGTTAGATCGCACGGAATCACTGTTAGATCGCACGGAATCAACCTCAATTCACTGTAAATAAAAATACATTTCTCTCAATCAACCCCAATTCCTGTTAAATCGAAATTGAATCAACCCCAATCACTGTTAAATCGAACTGAATCAACCCCAATTCCTGTTAAATCGAAATGAATCAACCGCAATCCCTGTTAAATCGAAATGAATCAACCCCAATTCCTGTTAAATCGAAATATATTTCTCTCCGTAAATCTACTATCATGCCAAAGGCACAAAACTCTCATGCCAAAGGCACAAAAACTAATCTACTCTCATGCTGGCAGACATAAAATTGAAATACTTTTTTCACAAACCAGTAAAAGGTATTTCCCTCACCCAGCAACCAACATCAAAATGTCCACTATCGAAGAAATAATCGCCAACGTCGCAGACCGTCTCAAGTACGCCAGAACAGCACCGCAAACCACCGAAGACTACTGGTCGCTCTTCACGCCCAACATCAATCCCAGCATCATCAATACGGACATCATCACAACATCGGCCACCGTCAAGTCAGCCATCGACCAGCACGCAATCCTCTCTCAACTCGCCCCTGCCAACAAGGACATCGTCATCACCTACATTGTCTTCGAAATGCTTGCTTAAAAACCAATTATGCTTAAACCCCCCACCAATTATGCTTGTTGAGAACAAATAAAGAGAGAAACCTTTTCTCATTTACCATTTAACAATCCAAAAACTTACTTAAACACACAACACCAATCCAATTCACGCCAAATGATCGACATCGAGAATGAATACTCCGAACTTTCTCTCTTCCTTAAAGACAACAATGTCCTCGTTCCAGACACCAAGAACAAAGACCTCGACGTCTATGAAATGATTCAACTCATTCTCGAGAAGAACAACCCAACCACCGCCTTTTACATTATTAACCTCGGTGAAATCATCCGCCAACTCAAACTCTGGAGAGAACTCTTCCCATACATCGACCCCAAATACGCAGTCAAATGCAACCCCAACCCAGTCATCTGTCAGCTGCTTGCCCTCCTAGGCGTCGGCTTTGATGTCGCCAGTAAGAACGAAATCAACCTCGTCAAGGACCATGTCAATGACATCAACAACGTCGTCTACGCCAATCCACACAAAGAGTGGTCGTCCATCCAGTATGCCCGCTCAACCGACGTGGATTACGCCGTCTTTGACAGTGAATATGAACTCCAAAAAATCAAACTATTCCACCCCAAATGTAAACTCCTTATGCGTCTCAAGGTCAATGACAAGAATTCTCTCTGCCGATTTTCAACCAAATTCGGCGTCAATATCAATCATGCCCGTTCTCTCCTCTCATGTGCTCACAATCTCAAGCTCAAGGTAGTCGGTGTCAGTTTCCATGTGGGTAGTGGATGCAAAGACGCCGCCCAATATTACGAAGCACTCCAAATGTGTAGACAAGTATTCGACATAGCCACATCCGAACTCAAGATGCCAACACTCGAAATCATCGATATTGGCGGTGGATTCCCCGGGCTACACGACACTGACTCGCTAACCCTCCTTAAAAACATTTCCATCCAGCTCAATAAAGGTTTTACAGACCTCTTTCTCTCCGATTATCATATCAATGACTTTGACAGCAACACAGACCTCCCACCGATCCAGGTGATTTCAGAGCCGGGTCGCTTCTTTGTCCAGAGTAGCCACACACTGCTCGTTAATGTCATTAGCAAAAACGTATTCAACTCGGAAGACGACCCCCCAACAACAACATATTATTACTACCTCAATGACGGAGTATATGGGTCTTTCAATTGTATCTTTTTTGATCATCAGAAACCAGAAGTACTGCCTTACAATGAAAGAGATGGAGAGAAACATAAATCAACTGTTTTCGGACCGACGTGTGATAGTATAGATAAGATATGTGAAGGCATTGAACTGCCTGAATTGGAGGTGGGAGAATGGTGCTTCGTCAAGAATTTCGGTGCTTATACAACGGCAGCGGCGTCCAATTTCAACGGATTCTCAAAGACACCGGCGTTTTATGTGCTTAATTAAAAATATGCCTGCCGGCTTAATTAATATGCCTTGTGGCTTAATTAATATGCCTTGTGGCTTAATTAATATGCCTGCTGGTGAATTAAAATAACTAAAAATAACCAACACATCAATAAACAATCTTCTTAAACTCATCAGCAATATAATCGAGTGTGCCACGAATCTGCTCCACTCGATCAAATGGATTGAACAACTTATGCCAATTCTTACTCATCCCACCACCATACAAATGCTTATCCAAGTCAATCGCATCGCCAATGGTCATATTAAATCCCTTGTCTTCCTTCTGATGCTTACTAACAATCGCAATATGTTGCAAATACTTGTCGGGAAACGAGGCGATGTAGGCAGCAGGAGAGAAGGACACCAATTCCCGCTTCTTACCATCGGAATCATAGTAATTTACCACGATACACACCACATCCTTGGCATTGTCGGTAATGAAGCTCTCAATGGCAATCACAACCAAATCGGAGTGACAACCAACTGTCTTGCTAGGACTAACACCAAGCAACATACCGCTTTCGTCACAATGCCTTACAGGCAGGTCGTCATAATGCCTTACAGGCAGGTCGTCACAATGCCTTACAGGCAGGTCGTCATAATGCCTTATAGGCGTTACACAACGAACCCCCGAAATCCGCTGCATCGCGGCAAATATACCACCTGATGCAGTGAAAGGTTGAGCCCAACGACACCCCTCAAAGTCGTCACAACCGTCAACATTCTTAAACTCATAATTCACACCAAGACCCCGCAAATGTGTAGCAATCTCGGATGTCTCAAACGCAGCACGCTTGATTTCGCTGTCAGTGGCAACAATAACATGAACAACCATTTTCGAACTTTAATTAACATTCCAAATGTCCATTCCAACAAGATTCAATTTTTTGAAACATTAGTTCTTGAAGACAGGCATATTGGTAGATATTAGTACTCAATAGCCGTCGTCGCATGTTTTCGCATTTATCTAGCATAATCTCGCGGTGTTTAACCTCAAGATACATCCGAATGTTTTTCCAAAAGAAATAGTGTTGAATCGGATTTTCAAATGCTTTTTCATAGGTATAATCATAAATATGCTCGAAAATGTAATTGAAGAAACAATTATCACTCTTTGCATCGTCATCAATCACAATCAAATAGTGAGAACCGCCGTCATCCATCCCCGGTGTCCAACATTTTTTAAGGGGACTTCCACGCTTCATATAATAATACAAGTTTCAAAAATACAAGTTTCAAAAATACAAGTTTCAAAAATTTGTAATTAAACAAAGTCTCTAAATAACATTTACAAAGAATGTTATCAAGAATATTCCTACAGCATCCGAGAGAACAAGGAATGACATACTGGCAACATGCGACACATTCACTCAAATTCTCAGCAAAATTCGCCAAGGCTTCTCTCCAATCACTCATCCACGCGTTTGTTCCAAACCAGTTCCAAAGTACAACAACGGATCTTACAAAGTCCCTTGTTGAACAATTAAGAAAAGCCAATTAAGAATACTAGATCCTAAACATAACTACTACTGGTTACACCATAATAATCATAATCGAGGTCTTTATCGTCTTTTTCTTTTACATGTCTGCTCTTTTTACAGAATCTCCGACCCAACACAGCCAATCCAGCAACAGCACCCAATCCACCTAGGATACCACCGAATATGGCACCGCCACCTCCCTTATCACCAACATCTTTAGACGGAGCAGGTGTTGTTGTAGTAATAATTATGAGGTCATCACCACTACCACTACCACTATCGTCAGAGTCCTGTGGAGAATAAGTGTCTTCAGGAGAATAAGTGTCTTCAGGAGAATAAGTGTCTTCAGGAGAATAAGTGTCTTCAGGAGAATAACCACATGTTACCAAAGTAAATAAACAAATTATTCCTATTGAAATCATTCCTATTAATAAATGATTGCAAAAATATTTAAGTGTATTTTATTTATTTTTTATAATAAAATATAGCAATAAACTATAAATGTCTGTAACTACAACTAACATTCCTACATCTTTTAACGGAAATACAATTTCTTATAACAGCGATCTGTATAGTATAAATGATTCAAACATTTTGTACATTGATGAGTCAAGAAACAAGTTCATTATTTTGTTTAAAACGATTCAGGGTGGTAACCATAATATATTTAAAGACTTTATAAAAATATATAGTTTTTCAGGAACTACTATAACATTGTTACAGACTTTATTAGTACCAGGAAATAATGTGAATGCAAAGTGCGTTATTAGAAGCGACAATAATTTAATTATTGCTAATAAATCTAAAGTATATGTTTACATGTTTAATATGAGTAATAATAATTGGAATGTTACACCTATAACAAATTCAACGTCGGATAATGAAGTCGGATTATTAGGCAATGTAATTTATTTAGATTCAACATACATTGCGTATATACGTAATTATGCTGGTACTTTTAAGGTAGGCGTTGAAAATATATCAAATTATTATGACAGTAATTATACTTTTAGTGGCTTAAACACATACACTACTGGTAAAGCTGTAAGTATGAGTACTAATAATTTGGATTATTACTTTGTATCTTATGTAAACAGTTCAAAGATTTATGTAACAAATCATTCTACTGATTCTCATTCAATTATTAAAATTGATTATACTACAAACTCGCAATCAGTTACAGAAACTGGTATAAACGAAAAATTTACAAGTGTTTTGGCATTGCCAGGTAAATTGGTTTCGGATAACAATACATATTTTTATTTAAATAAAACCACTAATTTCTTTGTTGAATACAACATATCAACAGGTGATGAAAGAAACATATTTCAATATACATCAGCAAATAGTATAGCCTCATTATTTAACATATCCGTGTCTCCATTGGGAAACAAGGTGGCAATTTTTTATAAACCATCCGGGTCATCATCAAATAAAATAAACATATTTTATAAAACAAACAATACATGGAGTGTAAATGCATCTGAATTAACAACGGACAATCCAGACTTCATCGCATCATTATCAGTAAACTATTTGATTTCAGGAATTAATCAAACGATCGATGATGCTAATTACCAAGGAATATTTTACAACACATCTACACTTCAAGAACAACAAACACTTGTTATTTCCGATGAAAATAACTCTTATTTTGGAGGAGACGTGACCGGTTTATTGTCAGTTGATAGTTCATACAGAGAGTATAGAACAGAAACAATATACACATTTTCAAATCCTGTTGTGGCAGGTCGCAGTCCTCCCGAATTTTATGTTAAATTCTGGACTGATATACAAAAAGTAAAAGACGCAATAAATGTTAAACTCGAATTAATAGATGCAACTGGAACTGGAGCAGGGACATTTACAAGTGCCGATGCGTTAATAACATCATTGTACAACAACATCAATTCTGTTCCAACTAATCTTTTAAATGCGTTTACATTTAACCAATTAACAAGCACAACCCTAATACATCCAGGTGGAGCAGGAACAATTAACAATAGATTCAAAGAAATGAAATGGAACCATAATAGTGTAAACACTAATGTTAGTTTGCCAGACTTTTTTAAAACTCCTAAGGCATTTGAAATAACTCCAGCGGCAGAATCCAATGCTATTAGTGTGAATATTGATGTTTCTGGCATAACAACATATTCAACTAGTGATGGAAGTGTAAAATTACCATTTAATTTAACAGCGTCAACAATGTCTCGAACATATACTGCTTTAAATTCACCAGCAAATTCAATCAATGTTATGAATAT